AACCTCAACTTTGACAACAGGGTTGTCTCATTTGGTTACTGCCTTGCAGGATAAGCAGGACAAGGCGATCATTGGTGACCTGTCCAAGTGGATTACTGGGTCAGATACATTACTCAGTAAACTGGAAGTATTGCAGCAAGAAGTTGACAAGACTTCACACACTGCCAGTGTCAATGTCAAAACTGATCCGATCCATGAGGCAACCATCACAGTATCTGAGGATGGTGGGTTTATTATTGCTCACCTGAATACCGCTGCGGAAAATCCGCTGAAGCCAGGTATTGATTTAGAAGACGGTTCGCCGCATTGGGTTTTATTTGAACAGGATTCCACCCACCCTGTAATTGGCGCACTTGATTGGATTTGGGTATTAGATTCATCCAATCAAAATCACAGAATTTGGAATGATGCTGCGGGAACCAAAGGCACAACATCAGCGACAGTTAAGTCATGGATGGATGGTGGGTTTTTCGTTCAGATTAAGAAGGTAGGTAGTGATTATCAAGTTGTTAGTGTTCAATCTCCCGCAGTTGTTCACACACATGCCAAGGCACTCCTAAATGATGGTAGCGTTGATGCTTTATCAATGACACTTACCCCGTTGGATACCGCTGCTGTCGCTGCTGTGAAAAACCAACTCATTCTTTATGGATGATACGAATCTTCTTAAGTGGAAAGATAGCACAGGTGCTGTCAAACCAGTGACACTGACATAGGAGAAGTACGTTGAGCAAAGTTAAATCTGATGTATTGGGATTCACAATGCCACCACTGAGTTTGTAGAGCTACACAAAGTCGAGCATGGCTCTGCTCATCCATAAACTTGAAATGGAGAATGAAATGATCAACCGGATAATGCTCCAGCCAGTATGGATATGCGCCTTGCTGCTGGTTTCCGGTTGTTCACTGTTTGGGTCTGGGTCTGACGACTCACGCATGACCATTACAAACAAGGGTTGCGAGGTAGAGATTTCGCAACATGGAAAAGTCAAAGGATTGGAAGGCACTGAATTCAGTGAAGACATTACTGTTGCACCAGATTGTTCAGTGACAGTAAACGTGAAGGATGGGGTTAAACCTGCAACGCAAAATGAGGAAGTGAAATGAAAAGATTATTCTTATTGCTGATATTGTTACCAGTAATGGCATTCGCTCAACACGCTCAATTGTCGAGCGACCAAACCCAGCTTGGCACGACAGTCGTTACATTTAACCAGATGGATTCAATTGTCGGCATGGGCTACAACACACATGTCGGCCTGACGGTTCTGCACGGCGGAGCATACTTCGTTATCGCTGCTCCACAGGTGATCACAGGAAAAGGGTGTTACAACGCATGGCTCACCGTGAATGGGTCAATGGTTGCTAACTCCAACGTCCAGTATTGTTCCCAACTTCCCAAGCAGACTGATGTCATTATCTCTCAGGGCGCAGGATGCTTTTTGGAGAACGACAATGTGGAGCAGTCCGGTACGGGTATCAAGGCTATCCACCCGGTGGGTGAACCGATGATACCGAGCATCATATTCACTGCATTCAGGATTGGAGATTGCTGAGTAATGGAATTTACACTTGACACATTGAGGGACCGGATTGGTTTGGAACCGGCAGATACATCCAAGGATGTTGAACTGACGTTCTCAATGGAACTGGTGATATCTTTGATGGAGCGTTACCTGGATCGCAGATTACTGATTGCGGATGAGGTTGAGAAATTCACCCATGTTATCGCAAACAAGATATCGCTGATCCGCTATCCGATTCATTCAATTACCAGCATCAATGGGATCAAGCATCTGGGTTATCACTTTGGTGAGGAAACCGGGATTGTGCATTTTGACGGTGCGGTGTTAGAGCATGAAGTCACGGTGGAGTATAACGGTGGGTACACCGTCCTGCCGAATGACCTGGTCTATGCCGCACTGTTGATATTCGATGCTACATGGGGCGCGATTGAAGGTGGTGCAACTGTTGCTGCTGGTGCCATCAGTAAAGTTGTCCTGCAGGATGTCGGGTCTGTTACTTACAACACTGGTGGTACAACCGGAGCGGTGGCCGCAAGGCCGCAGATCGGGCAAAGTTCATTGGTTCACAGGAGCAGGTTCTCGATATGTTGGGAGTCCCTGCTACCTGGACGCAGACCAAACCACCGAATGCGACAAAGAATGTCGTGGTCGGATTTAAATCTGCAACCTGGCGTGATGAGGAACTGATCAATGCCTATGGTATCGGGGCGAAAGTGTTTACCGTTAAGGTAAAGGATATTGCCCTGATCGAAAAGTTTGACCGGATAGAAATTATGGGTGAACGGTATACCATCGATGCCGTGTTCCCGGTCCACGTTAACGGGGTGCATGTGTTCCATAAACTTTTCGTGAAGGGAAAGTAAATGTCATCAAAGTATGTCAGGGACATGGTCGAGGGATGGGTAAACGAGATAGATATTCTCACTCCGTTTTATCCGACCATCAACATGGAACAAGATCCACAGGATGACATGTGGTTCACCATAGAATTTACCAGTAGGTATAAAGAAAAGCTTACCTACTGTGATACTACTGCTGAAAACGGTGAGGTCGAATTAGTCTTTTTCGGGTTACCGGGTAAGGGTTACGATAGCGTGATCTCTGCCCTTGAGGCAGATATTAAAACGCTGATGTCGAAACGCGACCCGGCGCAGAAGTTGGTACTGCTGGAAGCATCAGCACCAGCAGAGTTCAGCAGTGGAAGTGCCAACAGTTCATACGAAATGTCGGTCTTTTGTGAATACGTTTATTTTGATTAAGGAGTTATAAGTTATGAGTGCAAAAAGTTCAAAGGGTCTGACCATTTGTATCACAAAAGGTGCAGCAACCCCTACGTCATTAACCCCAACTGCAATATCAGCAGCAAAACCAGCAGTGGTAACTGTCGCTGATGCAAGCGGCCTGGTTGCCGGTGATGTTGTCCTGATGGCAGATACCGGTTTTGTTGAGTTGGATGGAAAGTCATTTGTTCTAGGTGTAGTAGAAGACGTTGGTCATACATTTGAATTGCTTGGTTCTGATCTCACAGGTTCAACTGCGACACTTGGAACAACACCCAAGGCATCGCATTATCCGTCAACTGATATGATCTGCCTGTGCCTGTCCAGCCTGACATTCAACATGGATGAGGCCGGGACAATCAGTACTGCAACGTACTGTGATCCATCTGCATCGATCCCGAGTGCGGTTCAGTCTGCAGGGTCATTGTCATTTGCAGGGTTCGTTAATATTGCGGATGCTGATTATGCTGAACTGCTGCTGGCACAGGACGATGGAGTCCAGCGCATTGTACGCATCATGCTGCCAGGTAATGGATACCTGATTGCACCGATCAACTTCAGTTCCGTTGGTTGGGACTTGCCGCTTGATGGTGCGATTGGCTACACGGGTTCCGGTGTACTTGCGAGTAAGATGCGGCACCTGTATTAAGTTTCTATGGACGGGTGCGAAAGCTTTAGGGTTCTCACGTTCCCACCGTCCACTTTATTTTAACGTGAGATAACGTGAGGAAAACACGATGAAATTAGATAGCAAAGTAATGAAGATCGGCAAGGACGTATACACGATTCAGGAAATCATTATGAAGCATATGCTGCCGATCCTGCCGGGGTTGGCAGAAGAAGCAACCCAGGCAAAAGCACAACTGGATATCATGAAACATAGTGTTATATTGAATGGTGAACCGTTGGGCGAAAGGGTGCTTGATCTCGGTCTTAAGACCTATATGAAACTCATGCCTTTGGTACTTGAAGTCAATGGTGTGAAGGTTTCGGATGAGGGAAAAGATTAGACCCATACGAACATACACTGTATTCACTTGCAGAGTTTTTACATAAGTTTGTATGGGAAGTCGAGGAGATGCCAGCGTCCGAATACCTGGGTTGGTTGCGGTACATGGAGTCCAAACAGAAAAAGGACGATGGCAACCTGCTTGAAATGAATCAGGATGACATGATTGGAGTATTAACAGGTGGCTAATCCATCACAACTGGCATACGTTCCACTGCAATATGCACCGGTAAAGGTCAAGCAGACAAAAACGATGAACGTCAATCTGCTTGGCAATCGGATTGGGCAGAAGGACATCCTGACCCTGGACATTAAAACCCAGCTTGAATCAGATGTTCAGTGGGCAATACAGGCAATTGCCGCCAACGAAACCCATGCACAGATCAGGATGGAGAATCCTCCGACCAGGGTGCTGGTGGATAACACTGATACAAAACCTGTCAAATACGTCAAGTACAACATACAGGTCCACTATGGTAACCGTGTGGACCAGTTGATGATCAAGGCGATTGAAAACGAAGTTAAGTCTGCCGTCAGAGAACTCACCCCATCTTTCTATAAAAAATCAGGGTTACAGAATTGGGCCTGGTATTTCGTGCGTGATGCAGGGTTGCCGGCAGTCAGAATCTCTGCGGCCGGCATGAATAAAATAACTCTTCAGAAAGGATCTATGCTGATCTATAAACCGACAAGTCCACACGTTGGTCTGGCAAACATGTTGGCAGCCAGGATACAGGCAGGTTGGAGGGGCCGGCAGTTGTGGCAGAAAGGTCGGAGCATGGGACGGGGTTTCATGTTGCGTGGTATCGAGAGGCTAAGACGGGCCCGGGTGGTTAAGAACTATTACATTCGCATTGGGTTCACACAACAATACAAGACGCCTGGCGAAACGTACAGTCGTGGCACACCAACTGTCATTGTTACAGCAAGACGGTACAAGTCGGCATACAGAAAGGATTAATCATGGCACAAGTTGCACTCGAAAGAATTGTCAAATTAACCGTACAGGGAAATCAAGCGGTAAGGCAACTGAAGAAAATCAATACTGCGACCACTGGAATTTACCGTGGGTTTCAGAATCTTCAGAGGGCAGTGGGTGGTGCCATTGCCGTCATGGGTTCATTTCGTGCAGTGCAGGGTATCGTTGCTGCATCCGATCAGGTCAAATTACTTGAGGGGTCATTCGAGGCACTGACAGGAAGCGGCGCCAGGGCATCCGACATGCTTCAACGTGTGTACCGGACTGTCAGTGATACCGGTGCAAACATGAAGGACGTAGGCACCACGTTCCAAAGACTGACGGTTGGTCTGGAAGAACTTGGTGCTACCAATGCCCAGGTGGATGCAGTGGCAAACACGTTCATTAAGCTGGGCCGGGTATCTGGAACCAGCATGCACGATACCAATGCTGCCCTGGTCCAGTTTTCACAGGGTCTTGCATCCGGTAAATTGCAGGGTGATGAATTACGATCAATCATGGAACGTCTGCCGCTGATCACCAAACTGATCCAGCAGGAATGGAACCGGGTAAACGGCAATATGAAGATTACCCGTGGTGAGGTAAAGCAGATGGGACGGGACGGTAAACTGTCTGCTGAACTGATTGCCAATGCCTTGCTGAATGGTGCCGAGTTAACCGCAAAACAATTTGAAGCTTTGACATTCACACTGGAGCAGGAGCAGAACAGGTTGTTCGCATCCCTGACCCGTGCGATGGCAGAGTTTGCAGATGCAAGCGGCCTTGATGATGCCGTCAAGGATAGTGTCAAGGGTCTTTCGGATGCGGTTGATGATCTCACAAGAAATGTTGGCAGTTTCACCAGAGACATAACATCTGCCTGGAGAGAGAGTGGTGTATTCAGGGTTGCTGTATCCCTGCTTGCATCGGCATTCCTGTATAAACTCGCGCCGGCTATTGCTGCCACTACCAAGGCAATGCTGAAGAACCCGGCAACTGTATTCCTTGCTGCTACATTGATTGCTGTTCCGCTTATCGTTTCGAACTGGGACAGGATAGTCGCGTATTTCAAATATAAACTACCATCTGCATTTTCAGCAGCAGCAGCAAGTTTCAATAACTTCATGTCGGAATTGATGACGTTCATAGAGGGTGAACGGACAATTGAGAATGATCAGTTTTTACAGCTTGCAGATGTATATTCACAAAAGTCACTCGAGTACGCAAAACTATGGCAACTCGAAATAATTAAAATTGAAGCGGTCGCAGATAAATCGCGTAACAAAGATCCCATAGAAATATTCCATAAAGATGTTCATGAAAACATTATGCGTGTTCGCGCCGGCATGGTGTATCTCGCATCTGATCTTGGTAAATATGCTGAGAAGGTTAAGGACGCTATCGATCCGATCCGTCAGATGGAACGCGAGTGGCACAAGGTTCAGATTGCTATCGAAGCGGGTGGACTGACCAGGGCAGATGGTGAGAGGTACATGGAGCAGTTCATCAAGGGTATCGAGGATAAGACCAAGGGTATTCCAAGCATGTTCGAAGAGATAAAGGATGCCATCAATGGTTTTGTATCTGACTTCACCAACACAATCGTGGACGGTCTGGCAGAAGGTGAAATGGCATTCAAGAATTTCGTTGAAGAGGCACTGAAAACATTGGCAAAGCTTTTTCTTAACCGGATGTTTACCCAGGTGGTTGACTTGATACCGATTGCTGGTGTGCAGTCACTCGCGCCGGTCACCACTGCTGGAATCACGCAGTTTGGTGGTGGTGGACAGGCAATGTCAACCGTGGGCTTGCTACAGTCACCGGAGTACGGATTCGGTGCGACCCAGGCAGGTACATCAGGCACGACCGTTAACGTCTATAACAATGCAGGGGTAGAGGTCGAAACCACCGAGAAACGCACCTCACGAGGTCTTGAAATAGATATTCTTATCGAAAGGCAGATCAATAAATCAATCGTTGGTGGTGGGCTGGACAAGTCAATGTCCAGCGCATTTGGAATTAGGAGGATGGCATTCTGATGGCAATTGAAATTGGAGCAAGACCGGCAGGGTTGAACGGTTGCTGGAAAACTTGGAAGGAGCAGGATGTTGATGTTGTTATTCGTACCGACATGGACGCTGGAAATGTAAAAACGCGCAGGAGGTTCACTGGCATCAGTCGATCTGTTACCGCATCAGTGACACTCCCTCATGCCTTGCTTGGACTATTCCACACATGGTGGAGGGTGAACCAACGGCAAGGTGCGATTGCCACTCGAGTGATGACTCCAGAAGGAACTGAAGAGGTCTTTCAATGGTCTGCACCACCAACCATATCGATTAGCGTTGATGGCACGTTCACTGCTAACGTAACCATGTACCAGGGAAGCTGGTTCTGATGCCATTGGCAAGCATTGTAAATTCTCAGCAAGTACAGGATGCCCTGTTGTGGATCTTGGAATTCACTGACCACAATGGTGCAACGGTATTGAGGGCAGTCAATAACCTGGAGGATGTAACCAGCAATGGGCATCTGTATACGGCATTCCCATTTGAACTGACATTGCCGCCTGATGATGGTCAACGTCCACAGTCACTGTCGTTGACGTTTCCAAATGTTTCACAAGACCTGGTGCATCTGATACGCGAGTACGCACCCGGCCTTAACCCATCAGTCAAGATTCAACTGATCCTGTCCAGTTCACCCGATACGATTGAGAAGACCATTGATTTCCTGATGGTTGTCAATGTCACTTATGATGCATTGACGATCACATTTGACTTGGCACCGAGCAGCATATTTGCGCGTAAGACGATGACCGCAACCTACAATCAGGCCGAGTTCCCTGGTTTGTTTTTTGCCTTGGGTGCGGGTGAGCGTTTACAGGACATGCTGCCTGAAACTGAGACACCTGATCCTGAAGTACCAGATCCCGGTGCGCCTACACCTCCACCCCCTGGAGACACATCACCCGTAATAGATTTCGAAGATCTGTTTGGGCGTGTTCTGTATCCAGATGGCCGGAATCATTACATTGATATCCTGGTGCCTTCCAATACGTTTGCTCTCAAGATTACAATCCCTACACTGACGAAACCAGCTACTTTCCTGGCAGAGGAAAGATCCACAGGTGATGGCGCGAAACGGGCCAACCTGTCAGACAACCAGGGTTTCGGTGCCGCCGGCATAATAGTTGAGAATGACAATGTCGGAGTTGGCGCATTGGCTGGTTATACTTTCCCGGCAGGACCAAGCAGGGTGGTCTGGTTAAACATTCAGCAACTCGACCTGACCCTGACGAGGATGTCTGCAAGCCTGTCTATAATGCTGCGCTGATGTCCTTGGCAAGATACATAGGAATTCCCTATAAGAACCATGGTCGCGGGTATGATGGAAGCGACTGCATGGGTATCGTATACCTGTTTTACCGTGATGTACTTGGTCTGCTCATCCCCAGCTATGATGCTGACTATATTGACGCACAGGACCGGCAAAGTGTGATGGCGGCAATTAATAAAAATGTGGCGCAATGGCATAAACTGGATGAACCAGAATATGGTGCAGTACTGATATTCAACCTGTTGAACCTGCCAGTTCATTTCAACCTGTTGAACCTGCCAGTTCATACCGGCGTATATATTGGAAACGGGGATTTTATACATGGTCTGAGTGGTACGGATAGCTGCATTGAGCGACTTGATTCGATCACTTGGAAGCGCAGATTAAAAGGCATATTCAGATGGCAAAAGAACTGATTCTCACCACCCCGTTTGACCAGGATGTAGCACATGTAACCGTACTACCGGGACAGTCTATAACTGCTGTTCTGGAAGCTGCAAACATTCCCCGTGTTGCGATGAAAAATATTGTCATCACGCTAAATGGTATCGACATTGATCGGGATCAGTGGTCCTTGGAACTGCGCGAGGAAGACGTATTATCAGTATTCATCATTCCATTGGGTGGTGGTGAAGGTAAATCCATACTCAGGCTTGTGGCGACCATTGCAGTGGCTCTTGCTGCCCCATACATGGGAGCATATATGGGGATAGTAACCGGCAGCACCGCATGGACAAGTGCGATAGCAGTAGCTGGTATAACCATGGTCGGTGTAATGGCAGTTAATGCCTTGATACCGCCACCCAAGATTCAAAATCCATCCGAGTCTGCTACCTCAAGTTCATACTTCATAAGTGGTCAGTCAAATCGCGCAAGGTTCTATGAGATCGTCCCTATTGTTTATGGAACCCACAAGATGGTTGGCAACCTTGCCACATCGATTGATATCCTGAACGCAGGAACGGCATCCTGGTATTCAGCGGCGTATGACTTTGGCCTGGGCAGTGTGCTGTTGACCGATATCCGTGCCGGTGATACCGACCTTTCCGTATTCGGCGGCAAAACAAATCAGCATGATCGTATGCCCAAGCATGTTGATCCAACAAAACCTGAACTGGGACTTGAGCCAATCGAATTATTGTTGGTACATTTTCCGACCAAGTACACAGAACTATCCATTGGGTACAGTGGCAAATTTGATCCATTGATACCAAATGTAAATGAGGGACAGGCGACCACTGCATCAGGATCTTCTGCTGCAGTATGCGAGATGTTATTCCAGCAGGGTTTGGTTAGGTACAGTGAGTTGGGTAACGAGATGGAAACCACCGTCACCTTCCGTATGCAATATCGCAAGCATGGTGAGACAGAATGGTTACGACCACCGGCCGGCACGTTTGGTTTTGATGGTGGACACTTGGTTTTAAGTTATGACAAACGTCCAGACGCACCGACAGAAAGTCACACTGGTGCGGTCATCACGATTGATCCTGCTGATGAAACAATTATTGATGGCGGATTAAAAGCCACAGTCTATATCGAGTTTACCGGCCTTGCTGTACCCAAAGCACAACCCATGGACCTGGACATATTTAAATTCTTTGATGCCAGCACGGGCAAGGAATTGTCGATTGGTGTAATGATTGATACCACCCCAAGCAGGACACCACCGGCAGATCACTATGAGGTGATACCTGGTTTGTACCAAAATACCAGTGGCGACATATCCAGCTATTGGTTTGAACTGACCATATTGTCATCGTACAAGGGGACATTTTATGTCCTGTTCAATAACTCTGATTTCTCTGATATCAACGGTCACATATTCTATCCGAAAGAAATACACAGTGAGAATATCCCTGCCGATATGACTTCCACTACACCGGTCGCACCTCCGGTGGATGTTCCCCCTGCGGGTGGATTACAACGCTATGACCGCACCCCTGGGAGCGAGACATATGTGATGGTTGTGCAGGAGAAAAGATACCCATACATGGATGATTGGCAACCGTCTGGTTCCAATGCGGTACTGATGGTGAACGGTACAAGCTATCCTGTTTCACATGCTGATATCGATGATTATATTGGTGAGAAGCAAGAGGTGGAAGATTTGCCGCTGGTTGGGGCAGTCATGCGCCGGACGGTTTATTATTCCGCACGGGTTGCATTCGGTAAGGTTGGTGTAGATCAGTATTATGTTGTTGAGGGGCCGGATCATCCGCCAGGACATGACCCTGATCTGTCCACAGAGTACATGGAATTTTATGTCACCGGCCGCAAACCACAACCAGGCTACATCAGCATGGTTATTCCATTCCCGTTTTCAGGTCAGTTTGAAATCCGCATCGAGCGGGTTACTGATGAACCTGCTACAAACAAGGTCATTGACAGTTCCACCTGGGTGAAATTAATCTCTCGGGGCAACGTGGTGGACAACGATCCATACAGTCTGCTGGCCTTGAAGAAACAGCACACACTGATGGAGGTATCCTACCAAAGCAGTGAGAATGTGCAGGGCAACATTGCCCAGGTCAATGCACTGGCATCAGGTCGCATCAGATGGCATGACGGCAGCAACTGGCACCCACCGATGATTACCGCGAATCCAGCGGCAGTGGTATTGGATATCCTGACGGGTCATTCAATTCAGAATCACCGGGACGTACCTGTTGATCATAATTTCGATGGTGGTTGGATCAATGATAGCCAGATAAACTTTGCCAGTTTCAAACGTCTGTCTGATATATGTGATGAGATCATTACCTATGACGAGTACGCATCAACAGATGTAAAACGGAAACGATATGAGTGCAATATCCTGCTGGCATCAGATGCACCGATCATTGAAACCTGTCAGTCGATCCTGGGACAATGCCGGGCCCAACTGATATTGGATCAGGGCGGAAAATTCTCCGTATTGATCGATGAGGAACAGACCACCCCGAGGCAATTATTCACACCACAGAACAGTTTCAATTTTGTCGGTAGTCGCACTTTTCAGGAAATACCTCATGCCTTCAATGTGAAATTCACCTCACCTGAACTGGGTTATATGGACGGTATTGTCGCGGTATACCGGCTGGATGAACATGGCACGGCATACAACGAGAAGACGGCAACACTGTACGAGGAACTCAATACATTCGGGATCACCAACTGGCACCAGGCCGCATGGTACGGAATGTACATGCTGGCTGCAGGATTAATCCGATCCGAGGTATTTACACTATCCTGCGATATCGAGAACCTGGTGGTGACCCGGGGCGATATGGTTTACATCCAGAATGATATCCCGATGTTGGGTGGGGTGAC